AACCGCTCTGCTGTGCGGTGTAGAGCCTAATCTACTGTAAACATCGCCTTTTACAGGCGCACAAACTCGTCCGGCACCAGATAGCCGCCCTCAGAATCCGTCCCCACCTGCAATGCGTTCTGCACCGCAGCGGTATAGTGCTTGTTCCGGATCGCATCCCAGAACGCCTGCTTGTACGATGCGGACGCAGTGCCGGTACCGGCAGCTTTGCCGCTGTGAGGCTCTCCCAGAATGGGATTGCCGGCAGCGTTCATGGCAGCTTCCATTTCGTTGGCACGTTCCAGACGGGCAATATCACTGCCCAGATCGGTCAGTTCCTTTTCCATGGCTTCATACTTAGCAGCGTCCGCCTCGCTCATTCTGCCGTTGTGGGTCTTGGAATCCAGAAATGTTCTGGCGGTGTCCCACTTTGCAGCACGCTCCTGCCGGAGTGCTGTCAGACGCTGCAATCTTTCTGTCATAGTCATTCGCTTTTCCTCCTTACGGTTTCAGTAGGTTCAACCTTGCACGCAGCTGTGTAGCGTCCACGGTTTTGTCGCTTTTGCTCTGCCCCAGCTTTGCCAGAAACGACCGCATCGTCTGTTTCTGGGAATATGCCTGTGCAGGGGGTTCTTTCTTGTCGGGTTCGTCCGGCTCATCCGGTTCTCCCTCCGGCTTTTTGTCGGGTTCGTCCGGCTCATCCGGTTCTCCCTCCGGCTTTTTGTCCGGATCGTCCGGATTCTCCTCCGGCTCTTCTTTCTCCGGCTTTTTGTCCGGATCGTCCTCCGCGAACAGGATGCCGTCCACGAATCCCAGCCGCATTGCCTCGTTGGCGTTCAGCCACGTTTCCGCATCCATCATCTTCGCCAGACGATTCCGGGACAGTCCGGTCTTTGCCGCATAGGCGTTCAGAATGGATTCCTTGACTTCCTCCAGCACAGCGATCGCCTGCTCCATGTCCTTTTTCTCGCCGGCTGCCATGGTGGACGGATTGTGGATCATCAGCATTCCCACCGGACTGATGAGCGTGGTGTCCCCTGCCATTGCCACCACCGATGCAGCAGATGCGGCAATGCCGTGGATCTTCACTGTGACCTTGCCGGGGTGATTCCGCAGCATGGTGTAGATCTGTGCCGCTGCGAACACGTCCCCGCCCGGCGAGTTGATCCAGACGGTCACATCTCCGGTGTGCTGTTTCAGCTCCGCCTGAAATGCGGCAGGCGTGACCTCATCGCCCCACCAGGTCTCACTGGCAATCGCACCGTCCAGATACAGCTCGCTTTCGCCGTCTGCATCGTTCCGCAGCCAGTTCCAAAACTTCTTCATTTGCTTTCACCTCCGTTTGCAAATGCTCCGGCATCTTGCAGCTTGGTAAAGCTGCCGTTCACCAGATACAGGTCGCCGCCTTCCTCTGCCGGAATGCGGTTCTCGTCCTCACGCTCCCGGATGTCGTTGGCAGACATCCAGCCGTTCTGCCGTGCAGTGGCATAGCCCTGCATCCGGCTGTTATAGTCGCCCCGGAGCATGCCGTCTACATTGAACTTTGCGAAATACCGCCGTTCCTCCTGGGGCAGGAGCAGGGAACGCTGAATTTCCTGCTCCCACCGGGTCAGCCACGGCATCAGCGTAAACTGCACAAACTCCAGGGACTGCTGCTCGATGTTGGAAAATGTGGCGTGATCCAGATCGCCGATCATGTGCAGCGGCACCCGGTACAGCCGGGCGATCTCTTCCAGCTGGAACTTCCTTGTTTCAAGGAATTGGCTGTCCTGGGGTGTCATGGAAATGGGCTGGTAGTCCATGCCCTCTTCCAGCACGGCAGTCTTGTGGGAGTTCCCTGCTCCGCCGTAAGCCTTTTCCCATGCGTCACGCACCTTCTGGGGATCTTTCAGCACGCCCGGATGCTTCAGCACGCCGCTGGGTGCTGCCCCGTTGGCAAAGAAGCTGGAGCCGTACTGGTCGCAGTCCAGAGCCAGACCGATGGCGTTCCGTGCCAGAGCGATGGGTGAATAGCCCACCAGCCCGTCGAACCCCATGCCGGGGATATGCAGCACGTCAAAGTCATACAGCCGGATCTCGCCCTGTTCCCTGAAATTGGGGTTCGCATCATCATAGCGGCGGTAGAGATAGACCAGCTCGCCGCTGTCCTCCCGTTCCACCCGGACACGGTTCGCCGCCAGCGGATACAGCCCCAGCACCTCGCCTCGACCGTTGCGGATGATCTGGGCGTAGGCGTTGCCGTAGATGAGCAGGTGCGTCATCAGCACCTCCCGGAACGTGTACGAGGTCATTTCCGGATTGGGCTGGTCATGCAGCACCTTGTACAGCGGATGCTGCACTGCCGGCTCTTTGCCGTGTTCCGTCCGCTCGTACAGATGCAGGGGCAGCTGTGCCACGGATTCCGCCAGCACCTTAATGCAGGCGTACACCGCCGACTGCTGCATCGCCGTAAAGGGATTGACCTCTGCACCACTTTTCGACCGCCCGAACCAATAGGCGTAGGACGGGCTGTGGTAGTAATTCTTCGGCTTGTCCCGTGACCGGAACAGCCCTGTGAAAATTCCCATTGTCATCACCTCAAAAAATCAGAAGTTCTCTTTCATCGTACACGCTGCCCTCGGTGTCGTCCTTATGCCGGATGCAGCGATCCAGCGCCATGACCAGTGCCACAATGCCGTCAATCTTCTCCGTGGACTTCTCCTTGTCCGGCTTGATGTTGCCGGCTGGATCACGCTTGACCACTGCATTCCCCGACATCCACCGCAGCACTGGATTGCCGCCGTGCCGGATACGCTTTTCCAGCAGTAGCCGCATCAGTTCCTTGGACGGCGGCGACATATCCCGAAAGCCCTGTCCGAACTGCACCATGGTAAAGCCCATGTCCTCTAAGTCCTGTGCCATCTGCACTGCACCCCAGCGGTCAAAGGCGATCTCCTTGATGTGAAATTTCCGCCCCAGATCGTCAATGAACTGCTCAATAAAGCCGTAGTGTACCACGTTGCCCTCGGTGGTGCAGATATAGCCCTGCTTTTCCCACACATCGTACATGACGTGATCACGCCGGACACGCAGATCCAGCGTCTCCTCCGGCAGCCAGAAGTAGGGCAGCACGATGTAGGGTGCGTCCTGGCTCTCCGGCGGAAACACCAGCACAAATGCGGTGATGTCCGTGGTGGAGGACAGGTCCAGTCCGGCGTAGCACGTTCTGCCCTCCAGAGCCGCCGTGTCAACGGGCTTGCTGCCCCAGTCCCAGACGTGCTCCGGAATCCAGCCCCCAATGGAGGACACCCACATATTCAGCCGCAGCTGCTTGAAGTTGTTCTCGTCCGCCGGATTGTCCAGTGCCTGCCGGTACAGATTCCGGACACGGTCGATCTGGATGGTGTACCCCAGCGAGGGATTTGCCTTGTACCAGTTCTCCTCCTCGTTCCAGTCCTCTTCATCGGACAAGCCGTAGACCACCGGATAGTAGGTGGGGTCTGCCTTTCTGCCTTTGAGAATGTCCATCGCCAGCTGGTGCTGCTCCCAGCACACGCTGTTCCGGTCGTTTCCGGCGGTGGTGATGGCAAAGAACAGCGGCTGCTCTCTGGCGTCGCCGGAGCCCTTGGTCATAACGTCCCAGAGCTTCCGGTTCGGCTGTGCGTGCAGCTCGTCAAACACCAGACCGGACACATTCAGCCCGTGCTTGGTGCCGACTTCTGCGGACAGCACCTGATAGAATCCGGCATTGCTGTAGTTCACCACACGCTTGACGGAATCTATGACCTTCGACCGCTTTTCCAGTGCCGGCGACTGTGCGATCATCTGCTTTGCCACGTCATAGACGATAGACGCCTGCTGCCGGTCTGCGGCACAGCCGTACACCTCGGCGGACGGTTCGTTGTCCCCGTACAGCAGGTACAGGGCGACCGCTGCCGCCAGTTCAGACTTGCCGTTTTTCTTGGGGATCTCCACATACGCCGTGAGGAACTGCCGTTTGCCGTTTTCTTTGACGATGCCGAACACGTCCCGGATGATCTGCTCCTGCCACGGCAGCAGCCAGAACCGCTTGCCTGCCCATTTTCCCTTGGTGTGCCGGAGATTTTCAATAAATGCCACAGCCCGGTCTGCCTTTTTGGCATCATAATGGGACGTGGGGAGCATGAATCCGGACGGCTCGTAGTGCTCCAGACGGGGAAATTCTGCCGGACGCAGGTCGCTTTTCCCCATCATCCGTCACCGCCCAGCAGCATTTCCATGTCGTCCGCCTCAGATTCCGGTGCATTCGCCGCCACAATCCGGCTGCGGCTGGACGGTGTCAGACCAAATTCCGTGCAGAATTTCAGCATGGTTTTCAGACTTGCCTGTGCAATGGACACCCACGGGGTCTGCTGCTGGTAGCCGTTGGGCGTTTCAAAGGTGCTGCCCTCTGCGGCAATGTGTGCCTTGGCATCCACCCAGTCGGCATAGGACTGGCAATAGCCGGCGAAAGCGGCACGATCCACCTGTGTGAGCAGTCCGGCTTGCTCCAGAAACGGCACAAGCCGTTTCCACTCACGCTTTGCCTCCTTGCTCAGCCACGCCGGACACTTCGGGACAGATGCGTCCGGTTTCGGCTCGTTGGGGTTCAGCTGCCGCTTGCCCGGATTGCCCTCCAGCACCTTCAAGCTCGTGGGTTTCGGTTTTCTTCCTGCCATTTCGTGTCACCTCCTGCCGTTTTCCGCCGGATACCCCCCTCTTTTCATTTTGCGAACTCTCACACGGAGTTGGGCGCCGGTCTTTTCATAGCCTGCCTTGGAGAGATTTTGATACCCCCTCCCCCTAATACTCATAGGTCGGGCGGCTGTCCTCCTCGCCGGTTTTCCTGTCGTGGCAAGCCTTGCACAATGCCTGCCAGTTGCTCTCGTCCCAGAACAGCTGCTCTCTGCCTCTGTGGGGGACGATGTGGTCTACCACCTGTGCCGGTCTGCCGCACCGGACACACAGGGGATGCTGCCGCAGATACTGTCTGCTGATCCGCTGCCACCGGCTGGTGTAGCCTCTGCTCGCCGCACTCCGCACAGTTTCCTTGTGCTGCCGCCGGTGAGCGTCGCAGTACTTGCTGCCCACCGGGATCAGCACCGGACAGTCGGGGTGGCGGCACTGGGTACGCTGTTTATATGGCATCGGATCACGCTCCTTTCAACGGCATACAAAAAACGCCGCAAGGAAATCCTCACGACGTTTTGCTTTTTTCGTCAGTATAAGTATAGCATGGAATGCGGATTACTGCAAGTGGTTTGGCGGTTATTCTCGGTTAGTTTCGGTTAGTGGCGGGGTGTTTTTTATCTTTTCGAATCCGGTGCTGTACAATTCTTTGGTTTTCTTATAGTCCCGATGCAGATGCCGTGTTGCGATCTGTTTCAGGGACAGACCTTGCAGCAAGTACTTTTTCAGTGCAATCCGCATATCTACGGTTTCTTCATCGCTGCCGCAGAGTGTTGTGTTGATATGCTGCATGATGCTCAGCTCCAGCCGGTCACGCTCCTGCTGGAGTGCGGCGATCTTCTCGCTGATCTCTGCGGCATCGATCAGCTTTTTCTCTGTGCTGTTCCCGTGGGTTCCCTTTGCCTCACCGATGCTGTCGAACTGCACCGACTTTACAGACGTGCAGATTTCTTTGTCGATCTGGAGATCTTTTAGCAGCTTGGGGATACCGCGATAGCGTTTGATTTTTTCTTCGATGGTCATGGGTTCATCTTCCTTTCCTACTTCTCCGGCGATCTGCCGTTTGATTTTGAATGAATCTGCGAATAAAAGCGTTGACAAAAGTACAAATCCGTGCTATACTGAAATCAGAAAAAACACGCCATTTCCAATTGAAACGGAGGTTATGCGTATGAGTACCAAAGAAATGCTGCTCCACGAGATCGACGCCATGAACGAAAAGCAGCTACAGGGATTGCTGCTGTTTATTCAGGGCTGCTATGCAGAAATCCCCAACGAAGAAACCCGTTCTGTTCTGGACGATCTGAAACAGGGCAAGAACATGGTCGGACCGTTTTCTTCCGTGAAGGAACTCATGGAGGACTTAGATGCTGAAGATTGAATACCACAAGTCCTTCAAAAAGGATTATAAACGGGTCAAAAAGCAGGGCTACAGCATCGCAAAGCTGGAAACCGTGATCGCTCTGCTGGCAGACGAACAGCAGCTGCCGGAATCTTATCGGGATCATGCCTTAAAGGGCAACTACGACGGATTCCGGGAGTGCCACATTCAGCCGGACTGGCTGCTCATTTACCGTGTCGAAAAAGACAGACTGGTTCTGACACTTTCCCGTACCGGCAGCTACAGCGAACTCTTTGACAAATAACCACAGGCAGACTGCACAAAGCGGTCTGTCTTTTTGTACAATGAAAACCCCCAGTTAAACTGGGGGTTCAAAAAGCTTAAAGCTATGGGTAGAAAAAAATAACCTCC